CCCTCAACATCACCAGCGCCACCCAGACTTCTGCGGGGCTGGTGCGCCTTGCCGACGTGAGTGCGGCCTTGGCGGGTACCGATACGCAGCGCGCCGTCACTCCCGAAGCCAGCTATGCGGTGATGTCTCGCGTCCAGCAGAATGTGCAGGCCACCACTACCTACACGCTGGTCTCGGCGGATATCGGGCGGCACGTCCTCCATCCCACGTCGGCCACTGCTGCCGCCACCATCATCATCCCCAGCAGCGCCTCCGTCTTCTTCCCTCTGGGGGCCGTCATCACCCTCATCAATCAGGTTTCGGCGGGCACCGTCACCGTCTCCATCACCACCGACACCCTCGTCTTCGCCAATGATGGCAGCACGGGCAACCGCACTCTGGCGGCTCCCGCCCTTGCCACCATCATCAAGGTCGATACGGGTCAGTGGATGATCTCTGGCGCAGGAGTCACCTGATGTCCACCTCCTACACCCAGCTCTACGACTACATCAAGTCGGCCTCGGAGAATGACGACTCCGAGTTTGCCGATGCCATCCCCACCTTCATCGACCAGACGAGGATGCGCCTCTCCCGCGACATTGACACCTACGGCTTCGTAGTATACACTACCGCAACGGTCTCCACCTATCTCGTCTCGGTCCCTTCCGACGCGCTGGTGTTGAAGGCTGTGAACTACGTGTCGGCGGGAAGGTACAACCAGCTCATCATGCGTACCGACGAGTTCCTCCGAGAGTACTGGCCGCAGCGCACCTCCGTGGGTGAACCCAAGTACTACGCCCGCTGGGGATACAACCAGCTCCTGATTGCCCCGGCGCCCTCCTCGCAGGCCTCCGTGGAGATCTCCTACGTCCAGATCCCCACCTCCATCGGCCCCGTGGGTACCTCCACCAACTGGCTCACCGAGTATGCCCCCGAGGCTCTCTTCTACGGGTGCATGCACGAGGCCTGCATGTTCATGAAGAACTATCAGGCCGCCACCCTGTGGGAAGGCAAGTATCAGGACGCCGTGGCCAAGTTGCGCAACGAGGCGCGGCGCACCCGTCAGGACGACAACCTCAAGAATGACTCGCCCGCCGGTGGCGACAACACCCTGCTGGGAGGCGTGTGATGCCCTCTACCTACTCATCCACCCTCCGCCTCGAACTGCAGGCCACTGGCGAGAACGCCAACACGTGGGGCGTCAAGACCAACAACAACCTCAACCTCCTGCAGCAGGCCATCACCGGCTACGAGGCCATCGACATCTCGGGCGGCTCCAACTACGTGGTGAGTGCCGCCGATGGCGTGGTAGATCAGGCGCGCAACGCCGTGTTGGATCTCACGGGCACCTTGACCTCCGCCATCAGCGTCATCGTTCCCGACGTGGAGAAGACCTACTGGGTGCGCTGCCAAGCCTCGGGGGCCGATGTCACTTTCCGCACCTCGGCGGGCACGGGTGTCGTCCTTCCCCGCGACCTCTGGGTCTTCTTGGTGGCCACGGGTACCAGCCTCGTCAATGCGCTGCCGCCTTCGGCCCTCCTCAGTGCCGCCAACACCTTCGAGGGCGTCAACACCTTCTCCTCCACGGTCAACATCAACGGGGCCCTCAGCGTCACCAACGCCTCTGCGGTGCGCGTCACCCTCGGGATTGCCAGCGCCACCAACACCTCGGCTGGTCTCGTGCGCCTCGCGGATACCTCCGCCACCCTTGAGGGTATTGCCGCCGATCAAGCCGTGACCCCGGAAGGCGCCAAGGCCGCCATCTCCCGCGTCATCCAGAACGTGCAGGCCAGCGTCTACTCCCTCGTCTCCGCCGATGCGGGCAAGCAGATCTTCCATCCGGCCTCCGCCACCTCCACCGCCACCTACACCATCCCCGGCAACACCTCGGTGGCTTTCGCCATCGGCACCGCCATCACCTTCATCAACCATGCCTCGGCGGGGCCCATCGACATCTCCTGCGTTGATACCCTCTACAACTCCTTCGATGCTGGGGTGGGTGGCAGGCAGTTGGCCGCCGCCGGGATTGCCACCATCGTCAAGATCTCGAATACCGAGTGGGTCATCTCCGGCGCGGGAATCTCCTGATGTCTGCCATCCATCAAGTCCTCCTAGCTGGCGGGGCCGCCGCCTATCAGGTCCCCTACTCGCTGCGCTTCCGCCGCGCCAATAGCGCGTATCTGTCGAGAACTCCGGCAAGCACCGGAAATCAGCAGGTCATGACTTTTTCTTGGTGGATGAAGATTGGGGAACTTCCGTCAGCAAATCAGGTGAAGGTGATTTTTGCCTCTGGGGCTGCCGGTTCAAATCCATTTTTTGCAATTGGGTTTAATGACGGAAACAATGCGGGTGGAAACGCTCCTCTAAGAATGTCTATCCTTGAGGGGACATCTTCTGTTCTTACATCTCTTGCTTCCGATATGCTTTTTCGCGATCCATCTGCTTGGTATCATTGCGTAGTGGCAATTGACACCACTCAAGCCACCAGCACAAACAGAGTGAAGCTGTACGTCAACGGAACCCAGCAAACTTTGGGAGGAACAACCACCTACGGAACAAGTGGTGTGTATCCTTCTTTGAACGCAAACATCAATTACAATACCAGCACCTACGCAACTCTAATTGGGAAGTCTAGCTATCTGAGCCAGTATTTTGACGGATATCTGGCAGAAATGAACTTCATCGACGGCCAAGCCCTGACGCCTTCCTCCTTCGGCCAGACCGACAGCGCCACCGGCGTGTGGGTGCCGAAGAAGTACGCGGGCACCTACGGCACCAACGGCTTCTATCTGAAGTTCGCGGACGCCACCAGCACCACGACCATCGGCAACGACAGCAGCGGCAACGCCAACAACTGGACGACCAGCGGCATCTCGGTGACCTCTGGCACGACGTACGACCAGATGACGGACACGCCGACGCTGAACTATCCGGTTTGGAATCCTCTTGAGTACGATGCAGGATTGACGACGCAATCGACTCCGACGTTTGCCGATGCAAACATGAAGTTCACCGGCACCGGCGGAAGCAACAATGTTTGCACATCGCGGTCTTCAATCGGAGTGAAGACTGGAAAATGGTATTGGGAGACAGTTATTGTTGCAATTAACGGAGCCTACCCAGTCATTGGTGTAATGTCATCGCAACCATATGATCGTCTGACATCGTCTGGTTCATTCATGGGGCAATCAGCAACAACGACGATGGGGTATTCTGCAACTGGCAGTAAGTTGCAAAGCAACTCCCTCACCGCGTACGGAAACACCTTTGCGGCAAATGACGTAATCAGCGTTGCATTGGACCTAGATAATCAGAAAATCTGGTTTGCAAAAAATGGCACTTGGCAGGCTTCTGGTGACCCCGCTGCCGGAACCAACGCGGCATTTTCTGGCTTTACGGTTCCGACGGATGGGATTAGTGCCGCACTTTCTGGTTATCAATCCACCGGAGCATCTGGGAACTTCGGCCAGCGCGCCTTCTCCTACACGCCGCCCACCGGCTTCAAGGCGTTGAACACCGCCAACCTCCCGACGCCCTCCATCAAGAAGGGTTCGCTCTACATGGACGCGACGCTCCGCACGGGCACGGGTGCGACGGCTTCGGTGTCTTCGCTGTCGTTTGCGCCGGATCTGGTGTGGATCAAGAGCCGCAGCGCAGCCACCAACAACAACCTATTCGACACGTCGCGTGGAGCCACCGTTGGTCTTGTCAGTCAAACCGTAACAGCAGAGTACACTGACGCCAATTCACTCACAGCATTTAGCTCGAATGGATACTCGCTTGGCAGCGATGCTTCTTCCCGTGGCGTTAACATCAACACCAATACCTATGTGGATTGGGCATGGAAGGAAGGCGCAACGCCGGGCTTTGACGTAGTACTTTATACGGGCAACGGAACCAATCGGACTGTATCTCATTCCCTTGGAGTAGCACCGGCCTGTTACGTCTGCAAATATCGCTCTGGCTCAAATGCAGATGAATGGTTCATGTACCACAAGTCTTTGGGTGCCACCAAGTATATCCGGTGGTCTCAGGCTCTAGGGGCTTATACAGGCTCTACATATTGGAATGATACTGCGCCAACATCTTCTGTCTTTTCGCTTGGTACAAATAGCGCCATCAACACAAACAGCTCTCTCTATGTCTCGTATCTTTGGTCCGAGATTGAAGGCTTCTCTAAGTTTGGCAGCTATGTCGGCAACGGCTCAACGGATGGGCCGTTTGTGTGGTGTGGATTTACGCCCAAGTGGATTTACATAAAGGGTGACAGTGCATCTTCTGGGCGACAGTATGACACTGAAAGGCTCCCTTACAATCAGGCAAGCTCCCCACTTTACTTCAATGCAGCTAGTGCGGAATCTGCTGAAGCTGGTGGCATAGACATACTATCTAACGGATTCAAACTTAGGTGGTCAGACTCCGTTCTCAACGGTAGCGGAACTACATTCATTTTCATGGCATTCGCTGAAAACCCCTTTAAATATTCGAGGGCCCGATGATTCCCATCTTGTACGCAGTGTGGTGCGGCATCTGCTGGCGTCTTCGCGGCGGGGCCCTCAACCAGATCGTCAGCATGCTGGGCGGCCCCGTGGGCACGGGCGTGACGCGCATCGTCACCAGCTTCCTCATCGTGGCTCCCCTCGCTTACCTCCAGTGGAAGCTGGCGGTGCTGTGGCCCTTCGTCTTCGCGGCGATGACCCTCCCCTACTTCGACAAGTCCATGGGCCTCACGGAGAAGGGTAGGGACCACTTCTACCTTGCCCTCTGGGGGGTGGCGGTGGCGGCACTTTCCCTCGCGCCTCTCGCGTGGCACAACCCGTGGGTCCTCCTCAATGCCCTTGGCGGCATCCTCTTCATGGTGGCCTATGCAGTCAATAAGCCCCTTGGTGGCAAGTGGACCGAGAGGGCGGAGTGCTGCGTGGGCTTCCTCCTCGGTATCCTCCTGTGGGTATCCGTCCATGGATGAGCATACCAAGACCCTCGTGGATACCGCCAGCGTCGCCACGGTGGTAGGCACCCTAGCCGGAATCCTTCCCGCAATCGCCGCCCTTTTCACCATCGTGTGGACCGCCATCCGCATCTACGAGTCCCGCACCGTGCAGGACTTCCTCAAGAGGCGCAAAGGTGGCTGACGGCATCCCGAGTCCCCGCCTCATCTCCGTAGGTGCCAAGGCTGGCATCAACCGCGAACTCACGAAGTATGCGGGCGAGGGCGGCTGGTACGACGGGGACAAGGTGCGCTTCCGCTTCGGCCAGCCCGAAAAGATCGGCGGGTGGCAAAACATCAATGGCGTGGGGGATAGCGTCACCGTCCCCGGCGTGGGCCGCAGCCTCTTCACGTGGGTCAATCTGGCGGGCGGCACCTACTTGGCGGTGGGCACCAACTCCCACCTGATGGTGTGGGACGGGGGCAAGTACTACGACATCACCCCCGTCGATACCTCCGTGTCGGCCTCCGACATCATCAGCACCTCGGCAGGCTCCACCCTCATCACCGTCTCCGTGTCGGCTCACGGCCACTCCACGGGCGACTACTTCTATTTCACCTCCGTGGCAACCACCGTTGGGGGCAACGTCTACCCCGTGTCGGCTCCCCTTGGGGGCTTCGAGATCGCGGTGGTGGACGCCAACTCCTTCACCATCGACACCGGGGTCACCGCCGCAGCCACCTCTGCCTCGGGCGGGGGTCTTGCAACCGGCTTCTTCCTCCACCCCTCCGGCTTCGCCAGCAATGCCCCCAATTTCGGGTGGGGCGCCGGTGTGTGGAGCGGGGGCCAAGGCTGGGGCACTCCCGCCTCCTCCGCCTTCGTGGCCCCCTTGCGCTACTGGAGCATGGACAATTGGGGCGAGGACCTCGTTGCGTGCCCCCGCAACAACGGCATCTACTATTGGGATTCCTCCCAAGGTACCGCCAAGCGGGCCTATCAGGTTACCGCCACGCCCTCCCAGAATACGCAGATCCTCGTCAGCCCCGAAGATCGCCATCTCATTACCTTCGGGTGCCCCGATGCCCTCACGTCGGTGGTGAACCCCCTCTACATCCGGTGGTGCAGCCAAGAGAACATCAACGATTGGACGGCCTCCGCCACCAATACGGCAGGAGACAAGGTCCTCTCGGGTGCCTCCAAGATCGTGGCGGCGCGGCGTACCCGTGGCCAGATCCTGATATGGACCGACGAAAACCTCTACAGCATGCAGCAGGTGGGCCCGCCCTACACCTTCGGCTTCCAGCTCATTGGCACCAACTGCGGCACCTTGGGGCAGAATGCCATGGTGGAGGTGGGTGGCCGTACCTTCTGGATGGCCGATGAGCGCTTCATGGTGTATGATGGCGCAGCCGCCCAGCCCCTCAAGTGCGACGTGCTGCGCTACGTCTTCGAGGCCCTTGATCGCACCCAGTTGGACAAGATCGTGTGTGGGAGCAACACCTCCTACAACGAGGTCATCTGGTTCTACCCCACCACCTCCGGCGAAGTAGACCGCTACGTCATCTTCAATTACATGGAGAATACGTGGAGCATCGGCAGCATGGTGCGCACGGCGTGGATCGACCAAGGGATTGCCACCTACCCCATCGCGGCGGGCGTGGCCTCTTCGGCTACCAAATTGTACTACCACGAATATGGCAACGATGACGACGGGCAGGCACTTCCTTCCTACATCGAGAGCAATCTCTTTGACCTTGATGCGGGTCAGGAACTCATCTTCTTGGATCGCATCGTTCCCGACTTCTCCGACAGGAATGGAGATGCGATGCCGGGCAACGTGGAGATTACCCTCCACACCCTCAAGTATCCCAACACTCCCGCCTCTCAGGAGGTGACGAAGGGTCCCTTCACCGTGTCGGCCCACACGCAAAAGATCGATCTGCGCATACGTGGCCGTCAAGCATATTACCGCATTGACGGCGACGGGGTCAACACTTCTTGGCGCCTCGGTGCCTTGCGCTTCCGTGTCGCGCCGGACGGCCAGCGATGAAGCCCCTGCTTCCCCTTCCCCCCGCATCCCTCCTCCCTGATGCCCAGCGCTCATGGGGCGAGTTGGTGCGCGTCCTCAACCTCTACCACGGGCAGGTGGTGACGGGCCCCGCAGTGACAGGCTACGCGGTTTCTGGTACAATACCTACCAGCGCCACCATCGACCTCGGTAACATAAATGTCACTGCGGTGGCCTATACGGTGGTGAAGCTCCTCAGCGACCTGCAGGACAAGGGTTTGGTAAAGGTGGACCAGACATGAGCGAAGATTACGGGGCCCTGCCTCAACCTGACTACACCTATCGAGGGCTTCGCTACTCGAAACCCGCAACCACTGTCCGCGTGTACGATGAGAAGTTGGG